ATGCGTTCTGGAATATACCAAATCTTAAAAAACTTTATTTGCCAGATAGACTTCAAAGTTTCACTGGTGGTACAGCAGTTGTTAAGGGATGTCCTCAATTAAATGAAATTTGGTTCCCTAACACAATCAACGTTGCTATCCCAATGGAAGCAATCCAAGATTGTCCGCTTTTAACCAAGATTACGTTACAGAGCAATTTTAACGTAAATGCTAACTTTGGTAACTGCACATCTTTAACAAGAGAATCGGTTATTCAAATGTTTAGAAACTTAAAGGATTTATCCGGAGGAGCTTCAAAAGTTATCTCCATTCATCAGATTGTCTATGACAGGTTAGAAGAAGAGGATATTGATATTGCCACAAATAAGAATTGGACAATCGGTATTGTGGGTGCAAACGATCCTTTAGCTGGAAAGTTTTTCCATTATGAAAATAGTTCGATTTCTATAGATCTTGAATTCAGCGTTGGGTTTGGCTGCATCATGATTGAAGCTAACGCCGTCAATTTTACATATGAATATCTCTCTGATTCAACATTCAAGATTGATATCTCAGGCGGAGATTACATCCCAAGTGCTTGGGGTAACTTTATGCCTGTTCCTGTTGGTGAAGTCATTAATGATACTGGAGTTATTACATTTAGTAGTGGTGAAGTATCATCTGTAAAACTCAAAACCTATTCCGCAAATAATGTAGGAACCAATAGAACTTTTAGCCTAGTGAGAGGAGATGACTAATATGGAAATCGTAATTGAAAAAGGTAGACGTGTCCTTGTTGCTAAAAAGGGATGCGTTATACAAAGCGTGACCGATGGATCTATTCTCGGGAAGAAACTCGTTTTAGGTAAAAAGGACTCGGAAATTCATTATCATGAGATTTCGATACCGGAAGAGAAAACGGAAGATAGCCTAGAATGAGTTTCTTTCTATCTTATTTAGACGAAATTAACTCAGGCCGCATAATTGCTGGCGAAGAGTTAAAAAGTGTCTTAAATGACTTAAAACGTGATTTGGATGATCCTCGATACTATTACGATGAACGTCCTGGTCGAATTAGAATCGAATTCATTGAGCGATTTTGCAAACACACCAAATCTCCATTCAATGGGCAACCGTTTATCTTGGAATTATGGGAAAAAGCTTTATTAGAAGTGGCTTATGGGTTCAAGATGAGCGACACCCATTTAAGAAGATTTAACGAAGTCTTACTGCTTATCGCTAGAAAAAACGGTAAGACAACTCTTATTGCTGGCATTGACCTAAGCGAATTCTTCCTTAGTGATGGTGGAACTGATATTGTCTGCGCAAGCAATACAAACGATCAAGCATCTATTTTGTTTGAAGAGATCAATAACATGAGAGAGCAATCTAAAGCTCTTTCTAATGAAAAACGTTCCAAAAAGAACATTTTCTATATTTACTCTCCGAAAAACAAAAACAAAATCAAAAAGTTATCCGCTCAAAGCCGTAACAAAGATGGTTATAACATCGAAGTCGGATGCATCGATGAAGTCCATGAGATGACTGATAGTAAAGTCTATGACGCTATTAAGCAATCTCAATCCACAAAGAAGGAACCTTTGATTTTTATCATTACAACCGAAGGAACAACAGTAGGGGGATTCCTCGATAACAAACTCGCCTATGTCAGAAAGATGATTAAAGGTGAGATTAAGGATGAAAGGATTCTTCCTTGGCTCTATACCCAAGACAATATGGATGAGGTATTTCGTGATCCATCCTCTTGGCAGAAGAGCAATCCCTCTTTAGGAACCATTAAGACTTTGTCTTACTTCAATGACATCATGAACAAAGCCAAGAACGATTTAGGCACTAAAGTCACGATGCTTTGTAAGGATTTCAATATTAAACAAATCGAAAGTGGCTCCTGGCTCACCTTTGATGAGCTGAACAATGAAACTCGCTTCAAACTAGATGACCTAGGCGAAACCTATGCCATCGGTGGAGTTGATTTATCTTCGACTACCGATTTAACAGCGGCTGTCCTATTAGTCATTAAAAATGGTAAGAAATATGTCATCCCACATTTCTTCATGCCTAGCGAGTTAGTCCTTAAAAGAGTGGAGGAAGACAAGATTCCTTATGACCTTTGGGTTAAAAAGGGCTACATCACTCTTACAGAAGGAAACCAAAATGACTTCTCAAAGGTAACTGAGTGGTTTGTTTCTATGGTTAGAGAACATAATATCCGTCCTTTATGGATTGGCTATGATCCATGGAATTCGCAATATTGGGTTAAGGAAATGGAAGATGCAGGATTCACGATGGAGAAAATCCGTCAAGGAATCTATACCCTTTCCGAACCAATGAAACAGCTTGAGGGAGACCTAAAGAATAAATTGGTTATCTATGATAACAATCCAATACTCAAGTGGTGCTTTGCTAACACCCAAGCGAAGGTTGATCTTAATGGAAACATCCAACCGAGCAAATTAAATAGCAAACTTAAAAGAATCGATGGATGTGTCGCGTTGATTATTGCTTATGCAGTATTGACCAGATACAAGACCGATTATGAAAACATGATAAGTTAGGAGGTCACTATGGGTTTATTTGACATATTCAAACGAAAGAAAAAAGTAGTGGCACCTGTGAACTATGATGCTTCTATCTATAAATCAACATTAAACCTATTCACTGACTTTGGAGATAACATCAATGCCTCTGATGTTGTGAAGATTTGTATTGATAGAATCGCGACTCACTCAGCTAAGCTGAAACCGAGATATGTGAAGACAGAAGATAATGAAACCGTACAGGAGAAAAAGGGGAATCTGGCATACCTATTAAAGTTCCAGCCTAACCCATTGATGACTCCTTATGATTTCATTTATCGAGTAGTCACATTACTTTATTTAAATAACAATGCATTTATCTATCCAGTTTATGATGAGAACTATGACTTGAAAGAGCTGTGGCCAATCAGGCCGAACTCGGTAGAAATGCTTAAAGATGAAAGCGGTGGAGTGTTTCTCCGTTTTTATTTCTCTAATGGAAAGCAATATCTACTTCCTTATGAATCAATTATCCATTTAAGAAGGTTCTATGGAATCAATGATGTCTTTGGTGGAACTAGTGCCGTTAGCGACCATGCGGCTCTTCTTAAGACAATCAAGATTAATGATTCAATCTTGCAGGGATTAGATAATGCGATAAAAACATCATTTCAAATTAAGGGTTTATTAAAAATAAACGGAATCCTTAACGAGAAAGATAAGACCGCTCAGAAGAAGGAATTTGATGATGCGATTAAAGAAGCGAGCAAGGATAACGGAAGTGCCATTATCCCTGTCGACCTTAAAAGCGAATATGTTCCTCTTAACGTGGATCCAAAACTCATTGATAGCAACACTCTTTCATTCTTACAAAAGAAGATCATTTCTTATTTTGGAGTTAGTGAGGCTATCTTTGATAACAAGTATGACGAAAACGAATATAACGCTTTCTATGAATCCGTTATTGAAGGTATCGCCATTGCTTTATCTGAAGCTTTTTCTAAGGCCTTATTAACTAGAGGCCAGCTAGAGAAAGGCGAACAAATCATCTTCTACTCTGAAAGACTTCAATACGCTAGTTGGAACACTAAGGTCCAGGCGATTGAAAAACTGATGGGTTTAGGAATCCTCTCACTCAATGAATCTAGAGCTTTATTAGGATTTGAACCAATAGAAGGTGGACATAAGAGATTACAATCACTCAACTATGTTGATGCTGATAAAGCAACTCAATATCAACTAGATAAATTCTTTAAGAAACCTAAATCAAAGGAGGAGGTCAATGAAGATGAATGATAAAGAAACAAGATTCTCATCTATCGAATCAAGAGAAGATGAAAATAATCAAGGCAAAATGATAGTGGAAGGCTATGCCATCGTGTTCAATGAGGAAACCCTTATCGGAACCGAGGAACATGGCTTTATCGAAGTCATTGATGGCAATGCCTTAAAAGAAACCAATATGAAAGATGTTCCGTTTAAATATAACCATACGGATACTCATCTTATCTTAGCGAGGACCAGAAATGGTTCTCTTTCTTTAAGTGTTGATGAAAAAGGCTTGAAGATCCACGCCGAACTCATCGACACAACCAGTAACAGGGATATCTTTAAATCCATCGAAGCTGGTCTATTAGACAAGATGTCATTTGCTTTTACTGTTAAAAGTCAAAGCTGGGATAAAAGTGGAAAGCTACCGAAAAGAACTATCACGGCAATTGATAGACTCTTTGACGTCAGCGTCGTGGACTTGCCGGCCTACGACCAAACTTCCATCCAAGCCAGTGCTCGCTCTTTAGAGATTGCGGAAGCAGAACTAAAGTCATTGGAGAATGAAGAGACTCTTGAACGAAGAACAGTGTTAGTCAAAAGGCTAAACATTAAAACAAAGTTTTAGAAAGGAGTTCACAATGAACTTAGAATTACGTTTGAAAGAAATCAAAGCCCGTATTGAAGAAATCCGTGGCTTGGTTGATTCTGAAACTGATGTCGAAAAGCTCGAAGCACTCGATAAAGAAGTTGATGAATTAACTAATGAACGCAAAGCAATCGAAAAGAAACTTGCTATGCGTGGTAAATTTGACCCTGCTCAAGTAGTGGAAGTCAAAAATGAAGAAACTGCTCAAGAATTAGAAGCACGTGGTATGGCCTTAAAAGAAGGTAGAACCGTCACCGTGACTGCAGATGGAGTTTTACTCCCTGTTCATCAAGATGACAAAATCGCCCCTGTTCCATTTAGAGAAGTTTCCACACTTGTCGACCAAGTTCACACAGTTAATCTTAAAGGCGGTGAAACCTATAAGAAATCCTTTGTGAAATCTCATGGTACAGGTGGACTTACTGCAGAAGGTGATCCATATACCACAGCAGAGCCAACCTTTGGTTATTTAACGATCTCCAAAGTTAAAGTCACTGCTTATGCAGAAATTACTGAAGAGTTAGAGAAACTCCCAGCAGCAGATTATTCCGCTGAAGTTCTCAAAGGCGTTAACATCGCTTTAAGAAAGAAAATCTCTGAACAAATCCTTCGTGGTGCTGGTACCACAAACACCTTCAAAGGTATCTTCTCCGCTAACTGTGAAGCGTTAGCAGATTCCGTTGACTTAGAAATCAGCGCAATCGACGAAAATACCCTCGACGATATCGTCTACGCCTATGGCGGTGATGAAGAAGTCGAAGGTGGCTGTGTCCTCATCCTCAACAAGAATGACTTACGTGCATTCGCTGGTCTCCGTACTAGAGAAGGTCGTAAAGTTCACACAGTTGACTATAAGGCCAAAACCATCGATGGCATTCCATTCATCATCTCCAGTCACTGTAAAGCAATTTCAGCCTCTGGCACAAATGTTGGTGAATATGGTATCGCTTATGGTCCACTCGCTAACTACGAAGTCCCAATCTTCAGTGGTGTTGAAGTAGCCAAATCCACTGATTACAAATTTAAAGATGGCATCATCTGCTATAAGGCATCTGTCTTCACTGGCGGTAACGTCATCGGCTACAAAGGTTTCTTAAGAGTTAAAAAAGCTAGCTCAAACGCAGCTCAACCTGAAGAACCTGTAACTCCTGATCCAGAAAATCCTGATGACGGAGAATAGACCATAGGTCGAAACACGGAGGAGTGCCCGCTAACCTTGATAAGTCGCTAGTCGCAATACATTTTGAATAAGGAGAGATCCTTTTTCTTTTGTATGAAGGCGGGTCCTTCCGTTTAAGAGTAATAGGAAGA